TAGATAAATGTGTAGAATTAGGTATTGTTAGTCCTTATAAGATTACTTGTATACCGGTTAAGCTACGTGTTCAAGAAGCTATTGATTATAAGAAAATAAATAATAGATTTATATATTGGAAATTACAACTAGGTAATTTTGATGCATTTACTGAGGCAAAAAGAATTTTAGGAGATAAAAATAGTACTGCAGATCAGAAACGTGCAGCTGTAGGGTTCTATCAAACTATTAGACAACGTAAAACTATCATAGATTATGCAGCTGATAAGATAACGAAGTTTAAAAGTATTTATTATAAGAATGTAGATAAAAAAATACTTGTGTTTGGTGGCGCTAATGATTTTACAGATCAACTGTGTGATTCTATAGCCCCATATGCAATGGCTTATCATTCTAAGAAGACTAAAAAGCAAAAAGATTTAGCTCTTGAGTTATTTAAAACTGGAGATATAAATGTGCTTTGTTCTACTAAAGCTCTTAACCAAGGGTTTGATGTTCCTAATGCAAATATGGGGATAGTTTGTGGGATTACTAGTAAATCTTTATCTATGATACAGAGAGTTGGGCGTCTAGTTAGATTTCAAAAAGGTAAAGTAGGTGATATTATAATACTGTATGTTGCTGATAGTCAGGAACAAAAGTGGTTAAACAATGCTACAAAAAATTTAAGTAATGTTATTTGGGAATAACTATTTAAAATATTTGTACATAGTAATAAATTTTATTATATTTGCTATAGATTTACAAATTAGTATAACAGAACTTTTTATAACCTTTACTGCCATATGAATGTTGATATAGATTTTGAAGTGTTAGAACAGACAGGGATGTCTGCTGACGATTTTCTATATCTTTATATAATACATAAGGAAAGTTATACGCGTTTAGACAATCTTAATCTTAAACCAAATTTAGAAAAACTGCAGGAAGATGGATACATTAAGTTAGGCGAAACACCTGATCAACATTTTATAAGACAAGAGTTCATTGACCTTTTCTCTTCTAATTTTGATCAGATGTTTGCTGAGCTTATAACTACCTATCCAATGAAAGTTATGTCTAAAGATAGGGGTGTAAGAGTGTTACATGCTAAGGATCCAGATTCTAAAGCTAATGCTAAATGTAAAGCAAAATATAAGAAAATTGTAGGAGATAAAGTATACAAACATAGACATATAATGAAGTGTTTAGATACTCAACTCACAATAGACAGGTACAACCTATCTTATATGCAAAACTTAGAAACCTGGATTAATAACCATACTTGGGAAAAGTATGAAAACTTAGATGAAAATGACACAAAACAAGACACCAATAGGATCACAAGATCCCTTTAAAGATAAAGGGTTTAAGAGTATAAGGAAAGCAATCAGCGCCTCTCTACATCAGGTAACAGACGGTATGAATGGTAAACGTAAAGTTTATCCTACTAAATGGAACAGACTAAATAAGAATTTACTTGGGGGTTTACAACCGGGTAAGATGTATGTAGTTGCAGGTCGTCCAGGTGTAGGTAAATCAGCGTTTAGTAATCAACTTATCTTTGACTTACTAGATAGAAACATAGGTAAAAACTTATTAGTATTATACTGGAGCTTTGAGATGCCGGGGTATCAACAGATACTGCGTGCAGGTTCAAAAGGTATAAATAAACAAGTAGGTGAGTTACTATCAGTAGAAAAGAGGCTAGAAAATGCTGAGTATAAGAAATTTAAAGATGAAGTATTAAAATATGGGAACTATCCTGTATATTTTAATAATGTTCCTAGAGATATAGAGTTTATTAAAGAAGCTAATGTAGATATAGCTAACAAACGCCCGGATTCAGTAGTAGTTAATGTATTTGATCACTCTCGCTTAATTTTAAGCAATAGAGAGATGGAGTTACAAAAACTTAATGATGTAAGTAAGGGGTGTATGTGGATGCAATCACAATTAGGTTGTATTAATATATTATTGTCTCAACTTAACCGGAATATAGAGTCAGAGCATAGAGCTAAGGCTCAGTATCAACCACTATTAACAGATTTATTTGGTGGTGATAGTATAGGTCAAGATGCGCATGTAGTTATGATGCTGCAACGACCTCATGATTTGTATGGTATTACAGATAAATATTGTAATGAAGATCCTAAAGGATTACTAGCTGTACATATAGAGAAAAATAGAGATGGCTTGTTAGGTATGATACCTTACGAAGCTGAAATGTCAACATTTACAATTAAAGAAAGATAATAAATATGAAATTACCAACGCAAAAGGTTAAGGCTAGCCGTAAATCGCCTAGAAACATGATAATATATGGTCCACCTAAGATAGGTAAGACCTCAATGATAGCAAAACTAGACAACTGTTTACTAATTGATTTAGAAAATGGTTCAGATATGATTGATGCATTAAAAGTTAAAGCAAACAGTTTAAAAGATTTACAAGAAATAGGGGCACAAATTATAAAAGATGGTCGTCCGTATAAATACGTAGCAATTGACACTATATCTAAGTTAGAAGAATGGTGTGAAGGATACGCTAAAGCTATTTATAAGAAAACTCCAATGGGTAAGAACTTTGATAGTAAGAAAGAAGGCTTATCTATACTTTCATTACCTAACGGTGGTGGCTATTTGTACTTACGTCTTGCATATAAAGAGTGGATGGATAAACTTAATCTATTAGCTGATCATATTATACTAATAGGGCACTTAAAAGACAAGATGTTAGAGAAACAAGGTAAAGAAGTCTCAGTTAAAGACTTAGACCTTACAGGTAAGATTAAACAAATTACATGTGCAAACGCAGATGCAGTTGGATATATATTTAGAGAAGGAGAAGAGACTATGATTTCTTTTAACTCTTTAGATGATATAACTGCTGGAACTCGCTGTGCACATTTAAAGGGCGCAACCATGCCTTTAGCTTGGGATCAAATATTTATAGATTAACCAATTAAACCAATTAAACATGATAGACGCAAATGAGCCAACCAATGCTGAGGTTGTAAAACAAGATACACCAGCAACAATTACCACTACACAGATTATAAATGATCTAGAAAATGGTATTGATAGATCTGCAATTCAAGCTAAATACAGTTTAGAGGCTTGGGAAGTAAAACAAATGTTTATGCATCCAACACTAAAAGGTAAGAAAGCTAAGAAAGTTAGAAAATTATCTTTTGAATTTGTAGATGATACTGCACCAAATCCTAATCAAACTAGTATTCCTGTAGAGACTCAAGAAGTTTTTGATAATCAAACAAGAGTAGAAGAAGGGCTAGATCACAAAGCAGAACTAACACAATTTTAATAATAATAAATATATAGATATGGCAATACAAAGTAATGAAAGTACCTTAGAGGTATCAGACGGAGGAAGAGAATTCTTTTCCGGTTTAACAAATGTAAATGTAGTAGCAGTTAATCCTACAATGGCTGAATTACATGCACTTGATGTGAATGTAAAAACAGAGCCTGCGTATTCAGGGACTAGCAATGACCAAACATGGAATAAAGTAACTTTATGGTTATCTAATTCAGATGGTAAATTTAAATTAGATTTATTTCTAAAAGATTCATACAAAGAATCAAAGAGTGGTAAATTTCAATGGATAAACAATGTAGGACAATCTTCATGGTCTTTAGATGCACCAACTTATGAGTGGTTTTCTAAAGAAGGTATGAGAAAGGCTTATGATGGAGAAACAACTCTAATTGATTTTACAAAAGCTTGGGCTAATGTTAGTGCAGGTGGAGATGTATACTTTGACACTATGGATAAGATTGCAAAAGGAGATGTAACAGAGCTTAAAACTTTAGTTACTGCTCTTAAATCTAATCAAGTTAGAGTACTTATAGGTGTTAAAGATGACAAATATCAAGGTATTTATACTGGATATTTTGGTAGAGTTAAACCTCAAAGAGATGACTTGTTTATCAAATCACTTAATGATGAGTATTCTCAGTTTAAGAATCATGATTTTAATGCAGACCTTAAATGGGGTAAGCATGTATCAACAGCTAGTCTAGTTACACCAGACACTATTGAAGAAGATCAAGATTGGACTATGCCTGCAGAACCAACAGAGAGCGCTCCTTTCTAGTGGCTATAGATCGTAGAGATAGTAACGATCACCTACACACAGATGTCATACTTGGTAAAATTACTGAGTATGACATTTTTAGGTATTATTGTCCTAACTTTAAAGTGTTAGGTAAGAAATTTGTTAGTGACCTTCGTCAAGATAAATCACCAACTGTTTCTATAATACCATATAATGGTAAGTTACTATATAAAGATTTCGGTTCTTCTGATCATGCATTTGATTGCTTCAACTATGTGAAGTATAAATACAACTGTGATTTTTACTCTGCTTTGACTATTATCGACACAGATTTTAATTTAAATTTAAGCTCTAAAAAAGATGGGGTATTGTTTACTATGGGTCTTATGGCTTATAGACAATCAAAGGTTCCTTCTTATACTAAAGAAGAAGTTATAATTAAAAAGAAAAGTAGACAATGGAATAAAGATGACGCAAACTTTTGGCGACAATATTTGGTTAGTAAACAAATATTACTTATGTTTGGGGTTCAACCTATAAGTCATTTCTGGGTTAATGGTAGTAGATTTACTTGTAAATCAATTACTTACGCGTTTAAATTTAAAAATCGATATAAAATTTATTCTCCTTATGAAGAAACAAATAAGTGGTTAAGCAATACAAAAAAAACAGATGTTCAAGGCTATAACCAACTCCCGTATAAAGGTGAGAGACTTATCATTACTTCATCACTTAAAGATGTTATGTGTTTACATGCAGCAGGCTACAATGCTATCGCTATGCAGAGTGAAATGCAGATACCTTTAAATACACTAATAAGTGAATTAAAAGAGAGATTCAGTACAATAGATATTTTATACGATAATGATTTCGACAAATTATCAAACCCTGGTCAGACTATGGCTAAGAAAATTTGTGACTTATATGGTTTTAACAATATCTGTATACCAGATAACTATCAATCTAAAGATCCATCAGATTTAGTTAAAAAAGTATATAGATTTAACGAACTTAAAACTATATTAAATTATGACAAAAGACGAGATCATTGAAAAATTAAGAACAAAGAAAGGCTATCTAAAGAAAGGAGTTAAATTTCTAGCAGATAAGTGGGAAGTAACTAATGAAATAATACAAGAATGTAAAAGACTAGTATTATCAGAAGAACATGTACAAGATAGAATGAATCTTGAAAACGAAAATGAGTTACATCAAAGCTCCGCATTTACAGAACATTTAAAAGAGAACGGTTTAACTATGGCAGATGTAAAATCTGTTAAGTTTTGGCAGAATTTTATGGGGGAACAACGTTACAGTATTGTTACACACAATCAGTGGCATGAACAACCTAAAATTAAAGATGAACTATTAAAGTATGTTAAATCTATCTCTCATAAAGTGCCTAAACACAAGTGGAAGAAAGCTACAGACCCTATATGCTATGAAATATCTTTACCAGACATACATTACGGTAAAATAACAGACGATAGGCCAGGAGCCATTGAAGAACACTACATGAAAGCTATTGTAGATTTACATAGGAAAGCAGATGGAGTTGAAATAGAAAGATTTTTGTTACCTGTAGGTAATGATGGATTAAACTCTGAAGGATACTCAAGAGCTACAACTAAAGGTACACCTCAACAAGATCATATGAGATGGAGACAGTCTTTTAGAGGTTATTGGCATTTAGTTACAAAAGCAATTGATTATTTAGCTCAGTTTGCACCAGTTGATGTTATTGTTATACAAGGTAATCATGATTTTGAACGTATGTTTTATGCTGGAGAAGTTTTAGATGCTGTGTATAATAACAATAAAAATGTTAATATAGACAATAGCTTAGAGTCTCGTAAGTATTATGAATACGGAATCAATATGATCATGTTTACACATGGCGATAAAGAAAAGGCTCAAGAGTTACCTTTATTAATAGCAACAGAACAACCCGCTATGTGGAGCAGATCTAAAGTAAGAGAAGTACACTGTGGACATAAGCATAAAGAAATGCTTAATGAATATATGGGTACTAAGGTTAGATTTATACCTTCTATTTGTGCTAATGACAATTGGCATAAAACACAAGGCTATGTAGGGACACTTAGATGTGGTCAAGCATTTATCTGGAATAAGAATAGAGGTCTGGAAGGGTACCTTCAAACAAACGTAATGAATTATGGCGTGGAAGAAAAAAGGTAGATCTAAAGTAAAAAATGCTAAAAAAAGTACTTATGACGGGCATAATTTTCAGTCTAATTTAGAACTTTATTGTTATAAAGAACTAGTTAAAGCTGAAGTACCTGTAGAGTATGAAGAGCATACATTTACAATATTTGATGGGTTAGTTTATCCGCAAGCGTGCTATGAAGGCACATCTAAAAAGCTTTACAACAAAGGAAGTAAGATTAGACCAATTACTTACACTCCTGACTTTGTAGATCCAGCAGGTAAATTTATCATTGAAACAAAAGGCTATGCTAATGAGTCTTTCCCTTTAAGGTGGAAACTATTTAAAAGACATCTTAAAGATACTAAGCAACAATACGTACTATTTATGCCTCGTAATAAGAAGCAAGTAGACGAAGTTGTTGATCTTATTAAACAATTATAATAAATTTTTAACATTAAACACTTTAAATTATGGCTAATACCGTTAGCCCTTGCTGTGGCTATGATTACAGCGAAGAAACTTTATACTGTGGATGTGAAGTCTACAAGTGTGAAAGTCCATTTTGCAGAACCAAATACTTTGATGATCCCGTAGATGAATACGAGTACGAGCAAGAACAGCTTGATGCAAAGAAAGAAATGGAAAAAGATAAATAAATAAACCAATTAAACACAAATTTTATGAGTATTAAAACAATTGACAAGCCAATGTCGAGTAATACCGGTATTGCAAAGCGCATCAATAAAGGCGCAGAGAAGATGGTTTTTGACATTCTTCAGTCTACACAATATTCTATGCCTGTTCAATCTACAGTTAGAGAGTTAGTTACAAATGCATGTGACTCTCAACGTGAGAAAGAAATAGCTATAGAAATATTAAGAAAAGAAAAGAAAGTTGAAGACTACTATATTGAGCGCCACGGTGATCAGTATGAAGATAGTAATTTTGATGCAAGTTATTACAACATAGCTGCACTAAATCATGTAGCAGATTATATAGATCTGGTATACACTAAAAATGAAGGTGTAGGTTATTGTGATACTTTTGCAATTACTGACTATGGTGTAGGTATTGGAGCAAGACGTTTAGAAGGTATATTGGAACTGGGTTATTCTACGAAAAGAAATACCAGTGAAAATTTTGGTGCCTTTGGTCTTGGTGCAAAAGCTGCACTATCAACCGGTGTAGATTTCTATACTATAGAGACTATATATAATGGTATGAGATTTAAATGTAATTGTTATAATTACAAAACTGATTTTATTATACCAGCTTTTAATGTAAAAGAAGGTAAACCTAATCCATTTATTACTTTTAGTGATGGTACTAAAGTATATTATGAGCGCTATGGTGGTAAGAATCAAACTACTGTATCATTTGGTGTTAAAAAGCACAATCGTAATAAGTTTGAAGAATCAGTAGAAGAACAACTGTTATATTTTAACAATGTTAACTTTAAAATTGTAGACAATGAAGACGATGGATATGAAAGAAAAGTTAATTTTCAAGCAGAAGTAATATATAATTCTGATAATTTAATTATTTCTGATTCATACTATTTTAATAAACCTCACATTGTTCTTGTTAAAGATAAGAAATCTACAACAGGTATTAACTATGGGTATATTGATTTCCGGGAGCTAGAAATGGAACAGATGTACGGTTCTATTGCTTTTAAATGTCCAACACGGCAAGTTGTTGCTAATGAAGATGGAACTGAGACAGTATTACAAGAGGGTGTAGATGTTACTCCATCTCGTGAGAAAGTTATATGGAATGAAGCTACTAAAAAGTATATTAAAAGTGTAATTGCAGCCGCAGCAAAACAGGCTAGTGATTTGATTCAAAAAGAGCTTAAAGAAACAGATTTCTTAAAGTGGATAGATAAATGTACAGCTATTATTACAAAAGGTTCAGATGACAATAGAGTTATAAATAGACTAGCAAAGATTGTAGATAAAGACACAATTAAACCTAGTTTTACTCCTGATCCTAGAATTAAGTATGGCCCTGCTAATAAGTTGTTTGAAGGCTTTAATCTTATGGCTCCAAAAATGATTAGTAATAAAATGGAAAGAGAACCGGTAAAAAGCTGGGGAGGCTTTCAAGCTAAACATTTATATGCAAGAGAAGGCTCTTTTAATAAATATAAAGATGCTTATCTTAGACAATTAGATCAAGACTCTAAATGGGATCCAAATAAAGTTTGTACTTATACTTTAGAAGATTTAGACTCTAAGTTTGCAGAAGATATAAATAAAGCTAGTGGTGAAACTTTAGCTTGGCTTATGAAAGAAAAGAATAGAATTACAGCTAAACGTAGTGCTGTTCTTAAATTCATTGAGGCATCAGAGTGGTATAAAAACTATGATGAGGTTGAAGTTCCAGAATCTTTTATTACAGACTCTAAGCTTGAAGAAAGCCAACAGGCACAATTATCTAAGTTTACTAATTTATCAGCTGCAGATCGTAGAGCTATTGAAGAAAGAATGGTAGCATATACTCTTCGTTATGATGATAGAAAAGATAGCTTTTTCACTTTAGATAAGATTGAGCCAAAAGCTAAAGATCTTATGGCTAGTACAAATCGTATTTATTATTGTACATCAGAAGACGAACATAAAATGAGAGCGGCTGCTTTAGCTTTATTTTATATAGTTCCTCCACATAATAAAGTATATGAAAACAGCTATCAAAAATCTTATGATAAAAATCATAGTGAGCCAGTATTTTGGTACGAGCATCCTCCTGTTAGGTATATGACGTATAGTAAAGATAAGTATGAAGACTGGGCTATTCCTAAACAAGGATGGGATACTCCTCAACTTATACGTGTTAGTCAAGACAAAGTTAAACACATTATAAAAAACCCTAATGTTAGACACATTGATGAACTATTTTTACAATTAACTCCTAATAATGAATATACTATGGACCAATCTTTAATTAAATACTACACTGCATATAAACTATCTAAAATAGCAGACTTTACATTTATGAAAGGTATAGGGTGTATTCACCCGGACCTTCAAAAAGACTATTGTGAGCTTTTAGATTTAAGGCTAGATCATTTTTCTTATGGTAATCATCGTGCTATAGATAAAGAAATTACAAATTTTATGGATAAGCTTTATGATTTTCAACTATTTTGTGCAATACCAAATATTGATGCTCAGGATGTTAAAGCTAAATCTAAAGAAATGTTTGTACTTTCTGATATACCTAACGCAAGAGCTGCAGATTTAGATATACTAGATAAATATGATAATTTAGTAGAATTTGCAGAAGAAATTGCACCTATGTTAAATTCAATTGAGTCTTTAAATGATAGGCAATGTGATATGAGCCCTGCTTTAGAGAAAGAAATTAGAGTTTATTTAAGAGCAAAAAGTCGAGAAACATGGGAAAGCTAATAACTAAAGATATAAGGAAGACCTTTAAAATAAGAGCTTCTGGAAGATCTACAGATTTTATTTCTCCTAGTTTTGGTTATGGATGTTTGTATAACTGTTCATACTGTTATATGAAACGACATAAAGATTATGGTTTATCTGTAGCTACAAATACGGGTGATATATTGACTGCGGTTAATAATCATGCATATTTTACTCCTATAGACAAACCTAATCAGACTCACAAAACTTTTACAACTTATGATATTAGCTGCAACGAAGATTTTGCGTTGCATGCTAAGCATCATGAGTGGCAAAGGATTTTTGAATTCTTTCGTGATCATCCTGTAGCAATGGGTAGTTTTGCAACTAAGTATGTAAATCCTAATCTTTGCTCTTTTGATCCTGAAGGTAAAATACGTATTAGATTTAGTCTAATGCCTCAACATAAATCAGATCTACATGAACCTTCAACTAGTAAGATTATTGATAGAATAAAAGCTATTGATGCCTTTATAGATGCAGGTTATGATGTACATGTAAACTATAGTCCTATTATTGTATATGATGGCTGGCTAGAAGATTACAAATATCTGTTTGATTTGATGAATGACTATGTTAGTTACAAAGAACAGGTTTTATCAGAATGTATATTTTTGACACACAATTTTAAAAAGCACATAGTAAATTTAGGTAAACACCCAGACACAGAAAAAGATCTTTGGGTTCTAGATAAACAAGAAGTAAAGCGCTCTCAATATGGTGGGGAAAATATAAGATACAAACTTGGAATGAAGTCTGAGTATATAAAACAGTTTAGAGAACTGCATAAAGCAACAATACCTTGGAATACAATAAGGTATATTTTTTAACCAATTAAATAATTAAATTATGATTACAATAAATGTCATAGAAGACAAAATCTGTGGATCGTACGGGGAAACTCCGTTCACAGTTGAGTATAGTAAAGAACTATACGATAAAATGCAACAGCTTAACCATAAAGCTCAAGGTATAAGCACAGTAGAAGAATACAATGAAGTAATGGAGGAATTTGCTCCTTTATGTGTTGTAGATTATACTAAAACCATTGAAACACAGTGTGAATACATTCATGTTAACAAGGCTACAGGAGAATTCTTTCTTAAGCATAACAGCATAGTATCTTCGATACCAATGCCACAAGCGCTAGTAGACAGAATATTTGACTCTTTAGATAAAGAGTTAGACTTTATGCCTCTTGTTAAAATGTGGACTAGATGGTTACGTAACCCAATCTTGTGGAGAAAGATGAAGCAAGGTCACGGGGACGATTTCTGTACGCGATTCTTTAATTTTGTGAATATGAAATATACTCACCCTAAAATAAAAGAAGATCTTATGGAACAAGGTCTTACTGATGAAGCAGCTTCTAAAAGAGCCGAGATGTACCAAATGAAAATCACCCATGAGGGATTATTAAATGGTTACAAGGTATCTAAAGAAGTGCTTCATAAGTATGATCAAGAAACTGGTGAACAAGTTGATCGTTATAAAAGAACGTTTAACATTGACACCGGTGAGATAGAAGGTGGTGGATTACCAGAACATGTAGAAGACAGACTGTTTGAACCAGCTATGATGGGGAATGGTGGTGATGCTTTTTATTGTGAAGGTACTAATGGCTATGCTGATCCTCAACATTTTATTAAAGTTGGGTGTACACATAGATTAGAATCATGGGACCAAGTTAACGTTGATGATAGACGTTCATGTGTTAAAGGTTTACATGTAGGTGGTCTTATGTACATCAATTGCTATAGTGGAGAAATTCACAATATCTTTGTAGATCCTATGCATATCGGGGCAGTGCCTTGTGATGAAGATGGTGCTATTAGATGTAAGCAATATTTTGTTCATTCTTCCTTAGCAGGTGTGAATGGCTCTATATACCATAGCTCTAGTTATGCGGCTTTAACAGACGCAGAGTGGGATAGTATGCGAGCACAGGCGGTTCAGGAAAGATCTGACCGTAAAGCTCAGAGTGACAAGGAAGTTGCTGAGCTTAATGCTTTGTAACTAGTGTTTAATTGGTAGATATAGTGGGGTTATTCCGTCAGAGGAATATTAAATAAGGCCTATATGTGGTTATGCCCCTTTATATCGTTTACCTTAAAATTTAAAAAAAATGAATAGAAATGAAAAAATAGCTTTAATTGATGGCGATAGTATTATTTATTATGAAATGAGTAAACCTACTCTAGAAGAAGCTTTAGAAGGAGTTGATATGAGGATCAACCAAATGTTAAACATTACAAATGCAAAACGCTATGCAGGATTCCTTACACAAGGTAAATGTTTTAGATATAATATAGCAACTACAAAACCGTACAAATACAATAGAAAACGAGGAGATAAACCAATTATATTTCCAGCTATTAAAGAGTATTTAAAACAAAAATGGAAATTTACATATGTACCTGAATTAGAAGCAGATGATTTAGTATCGATATATCATGATCCTTTACAAACTGTAATATGCAGTCCAGACAAAGATGTATTATATCAAAATAGAGTATCTAATTATAATTATGGGAAAGCAGAATTTATAACTATTGGAGAAGATGATGCCTTAAGATTCTTGTGGAAGCAAGTCTTAATGGGAGACTCAACTGATGGTATAACCGGTATACCAAAGGTAGGGGAAAAGACTGCAGAAATGTGGTTAAAAGACCTAATTCCAGCAGAAATGCCTGAGTTTGTACTAAATAAGTATATAGAAAAATTTGGAATTGCAGATGGAATTCATAGATTTACAGAAACGTTTAAACTTATTTATATCTTAAAAACAAAAGAAGATGCTCTTAGGGAAACCGGTATAGAGCTCCCAGATCTAATTACACATGAAGTTGAATTTTCAAATCAAGAAGAATTATGGTAGTAGAATGTGATAAACTAGTATATACGGCAGTAAATGCTTTAACATTTAAAATAACTGGTAATACACTTTGCTTGAAACCTATATATGAAGGTAAAACTATAATAGCATTAACAGGACCGTTAGATCTAAATATTAAATTAGGTTTAACGGTTCCTATTAAAAAGCTTAAGTATAAAGTTAATATTATAGAGAGAATACCTAATGATATATTAGCTATTTCTAACAAAGTAGAGTATCATATATCAATTGCTAAACGTACAAAATCATCAACATTTCTTATGCCAATGCTACCCGGCACTAAGAAGCTATACTTTTGGAACAACTTATTTTTAAATT